GTAACAATGATAAGCCAAGCGCTCATTATATCCCCTTAAATATTTGTTTATTTTACTCAAAAACATGTTGCAAAAACTAAAAATGTAGTAAACTACGGCTATCTGGGTAATTTACTGTACTAGACTGCCCCAGCAGACGATGCAACGATTTGTACAGTTAACTTTTGCATAGGAAACATATTATGGCACGCGCAACCTTTGAAGGCCCAATTTTAGCGGGCGACCAGCGTTTTGGAGCATTACGTAACGTAGGGTATGCTGACCTCGTACAAGCTGCAGACATTGATTTAACAGTAACTACTAACGGCACAGCCAATTATGGCGGAGCTTCTGGTCAGTTTGTAAACGCTAACGGTATTCCAAATACTAATGCTGTTGTTTATACCCCATCTTCTTCTGTATATCCATCAGTAGCAGCTACAATCCCCACAGATACAACTACTAATATCTACCGCGGCGCTGTTGCATATTTGCCATACGGCTCTTCTATTAACGATATTTTTGTTGATATTGGCGTGGTTCCAGCTGTTACTTCTGGTACTTTGACTTCTACTACTGTTTATGTTTCTAACGGTTTCACAGCTGCAGCCGGTACAGCCGCTTACGCTAATACCGCTGTTTTGACATCTCCAGCAGTTGGTCGTCAATCTTTGGCAACATTTACAGCAACTCAGTTGGCTAACCAAGCTTCTACAAGCGCCGATATTTTAATAGCTAACGGCGGCGGTACGGGCCCTAATTCTGCTAAACTTTCACAAGTTGTATTTACAGTGGCTATCGTAGGTACAAGTTTAACTACCCCAATTACCGGCGGTAAGTTCTACTTTACTGTTCGTTACACACAGCTTGATGGTTCTATTGGTTCTACTACTGTTTACCCATACGGTAACTTTGACTAATTAATCTGCTAGGGGGTGGAAACCCCACCTCCTTTTTAAACTTAGGAGATTAATTATGATGCAAACTGATGTTAAATCAGCACACGTAAACGTAAGTGGTTTTGCCGTAGGACCCCAAAGAACTCGATTTAGAGGGTTTTTTTGTATTCCTACCGCTACTGCAGGTACAGTTAATTTATGGGATAGCACAACAGCGCCAGTAACGGGTGGAACATATACTCGTTCAGGAACTACTATTACTGTTTCTTTAACAGCTCACGGACTCGTAACCGGACAAAACGTAGGTTTAGCTTTTGGTACTGGTACAGGCGGAACGGCAACTAACGGAAACTATGTAGTTACTGTTTCTGACGCCAATACTTTTACAGTTACAGATATTAATTCAGGTACTATTACTGGTACTGGTTCTGTGGCTATGAATACTGGTAAATGGCTAACTTCTTTTGATACTAATGCGAACGTAGCCGCTGTAATATCTGTATTACTACCGGGTGAGGGCATGTTGGTTTCTAGCCAAATTTATGCTCAATTATCTAACGTAACTGGTATTACAATTTTTTATGGCTAAGAAAAAGGGAGTCTCTCTTGCGATTGGTCGTGGTGAAAAGTTGCCTGTATCTAAGGGCGCTGGGCTTACCGCCAAAGGTCGTGCTAAATATAATGCGGCTACTGGCTCGAATTTAAAAGCCCCGCAGCCTGAAGGCGGTTCACGTAAGAAATCCTTTTGTGCAAGAATGTCTGGAATGCCCGGCCCTATGAAAGACGCAAATGGCAAACCAACTCGTAAAGCGGCTAGCTTAAGACGATGGAAGTGTGGGACAAAATGATGGAACTGCAGATTAACGACCCAGAAATTGTAACCGCAAGAGAATTAGCTACCCATGCTAACGATATTAAGCATTTACAGGCCGATATGGACAAACTTGTACAAGATATGGAAGAAGTTAAAAAATGTTTGGCCGAAATCCAACGTTTATTATCTGAAAGTGCAGCTAGTAAAAAGACTTGGCATACAATTTTTACTGTAGCCGCTGGTTTAATTGGCGGTGTTATTGTTTGGTCTTTAGATAGGGTATGGAAATGAGTGAATACAAAGGCACAGACAACCCCGACAAAAAACGGGGTGAATTGCTAAAAGACAATATGTCTACTGGAGATTATTTTCCAGATCGTAAGGGTGTTTTTGTTGATACTCCCGGAGTTGAAGACGCTCAAAAAGAAGCAGCTAAAAGAAATGCTGCAGAACGTCGTAGTGCAAAAGCTGAACAGCAAAAACCTGCAATGGAAGAGCTAAAAAAAACTGTAATGCCGTTTAAAAAAGGTGGCAAAGTGGAAAAAGAATCTAAATCAGAATCAAAAAAAGAAATGGCAATGGACAAGAAGCAAGACGTTGCCATGATTAAAAAAGCTTTTAAGCAACATGATGCTCAAGAGCATAAAGGTAGTAAGGGCACTACGCTCAAGCTTAAAAAAGGCGGCTCTGTACGGGGCTGTGGTATTGCATCTAAAGGTTTAACCAAAGGAAAAATAGTATGAAAATGAAAGAAACAATGGGTCCAAGAACAATGGCCAAAGACGTTGAGAAATTTCCTCAATTTGAATCACACGACTCTGCGATGATGAAACATTCTGCCGGCCATAAAGGTCAACACGAAATGATTGCTGAGCACAAAGCTGGACATATGGCACACCACGAAGCAGTTGCCAAAATGTGCGGTGGTGGTTACATGGGTAAGAAAAGCAAGTAATGAAAGCTAGCCGTGGCATGGGCGCGATTCGCCCATCCAAAAAACCAATGTCTGGCAAGTCTGCTGTGCTGTTAAAAAAAGGCGGCGAGGTTTGGGATAAACCAAATCCCGTTAAAAAGCACACTAAATTAACGCCAGCTAAAAAGGCTGCTGCAAAAGCCACGGCTAAAGCAGCAGGTAGACCTTACCCTAACTTAATCGACAATATGAGAGCAGCGAGGAAAAAATAATGGCTACTAAGAACTGGATTCAAAAAGCAATTAAAAAACCCGGCGCATTGCGTAAAGAGATGGGTGTTAAAGCTGGTGAAAAGATTCCGCCAGCCAAATTAGCTGCAGCTGCAAAGAAACCCGGCAAGATGGGTAAGCGGGCTAGGCTAGCGGAAACCCTAAAAGGACTAAAGAAATGACACTGGTTAATTGGATTCTAGGTTTATTTAGTAAACCAAAAGAAGAAATTACTTTTGAAAAAGTTAAGCTTGATGTAGAACCGTGGCCTTTTCCTGCACCAAAGAAAAAGCGTGGACGTCCTGCCGTAAAAAAACCAGCAGCTAAAAAACCTGCCGTAAAGAAACCAGCAGCTAAAAAGACAGTCAAGAAAAAGGCAAAGTAATGACCACTACTGGTTTATCGCAGTTTAATCTAGACTTAGGCGACCTTATAGAAGACGCGTTTGAGCGTTGCGGCTCGGAGCTTAGGTCTGGTTACGATTTTAGAACCGCGAGAAGAAGCTTAAACCTGTTGACAATAGAATGGTCAAATCGTGGTATTAACATGTGGACTATCGAGCAAGGCACGATAAATTTAGTTCAAGGTGTTAATACGTACGACTTACCTGTTGACACAATTGACTTGATAGAACATCAAATCCGCACAAATGCGGGACAGCAAGCAACGCAAACAGACATTACTATTTCACGCATCAGCGTTTCAACTTACGCTACTATCCCAAATAAGCTAAGTCAAGGCCGCCCTATTCAAGTGTGGATTCAACGTATGTCTGGCGCAAAATACCCCGCAGGTTTAGGCCCAAATGGTACAGATTCGGTTACAGGCGTTGATGCACCCAAGATTACAGTTTGGCCTACACCAGACGGTTCCCAGCCTTATCAGTTTGTTTATTGGCGTTTGCGTCGTATTAATGATGCTGGCGATGGCGTTAATACCCAAGATATCCCGTTCCGTTTTTTAAACTGCATGGTTGCAGGTTTGGCGTATTACCTATCAATGAAATTACCAAACGTGCCAGCAGAACGAATTGCCGCTTTAAAAGCTGACTATGAACAGCAATTCCAATTAGCCGCGGAAGAAGATAGAGAGAAAGCACCCGTTAGATTTGTACCTCGTAGAATGTTTCTTGGGGGCGGTTAATGCCTAATAAATTTGCCTCTGGTAAGTATGCGATTGCCCAGTGCGACCGCTGCGATTTTAGATATAAGTTAGTTGACTTGCGTATTGAGATTATTAAAACCAAGCCATATCAGCTAAAAGTTTGCCGTACCTGTTGGGACCCAGACCAACCTCAGTTACAATTGGGTATGTATCCAATTAACGACCCACAGGCCGTTAGGGAGCCTAGACGGGACAATAGTTATGTTGCATCTGGGTTAACAGCAGCAGGGTATCAAGGTGGTGGTAGTAGAGATACTCAGTGGGGTTGGAACCCTGTAGGACAAGGGTACGATTTTAATGAAACGCCTAACTATTTAGTGGGGCAAACGGCAGTAGGAACAGTAACAATTAACTAGGAGTAAGACATGGCATACAGAGGCGCAGCAGACGGCGTTACACAACGCGGTAGAACTAAGGGTAAAAACCTTGGTGATTCAGGTCCAAATATTGGAATTGAAGTAGGTAAAAAACCAGCTAAAGGTATTGCTGGCGGGAAGACTAACGAAGATATGTTGTCTATGGGCCGTAATTTAGCTAAAGTAAAAGCGAACGGAAAATAATCATGGCTAAGATGACTCCAGCAACTTCTAAAAATAGCCCAGCTATTAAAGTCGGCAACCATAAAAATACTTTGCCAGCTGAGAAATACGCTATGCCACACGACATGAGCGGTAATTCAGTTAAAGGCGGTCTGCCCCCTATTTCTGACCAAGACGGTACAAGCTGGTCAAATGAAATGAAAATTTCTGTAGGCAACGTAACTAAAGGCCCAGATCCTAAAACTAAGACTGATGGTATTACTATGCGCGGATATGGCGCCGCAACTAAAGGTATTAAATCAAGAGGACCGATGGCATAATGGATGCGCAACAAGTAATCAAACTAGAAGTTACGCTAAATGAAGTAGAAGGTATTTTAGCTGGTTTAGGTGAACTGCCTAGTAAATCTGGCGCCTTTCCTTTATTGATAAAAATTCGTGCACAAGCTGAAGCGCAACTTCCTAAAGAAGAACCAAAAGCTGAATAATGAATTACGAGACGTTATACAACAACATTCAGGCTTACGCTGAAAATACCGAGGCGCTTTTTGTAGCGTCTATTCCTGTATTTATTCAAGAAGCTGAAGATCGTATATACAATTCCGTAAATTTACCATCACTGCGTAAAAATGTTACCGGTACTTTGACAGCTGGAAACCAATACATATCCCTTCCTACTGATTGGCTGGCTAACTATTCATTAGCAGTTATAGATTCAACAAATAAATACAATTATCTGCTTAATAAAGACGTTAACTTTTTGCGTGAAGCATACCCATCTGTTGTATATACATCTCCAGCATATCAAGGTACTCCACAAAACGTTCCAAAATACTACGCTTTATTTGGCTCTCAGCTATCTAATGTTAACGAGATGACGTTAATGGTTGCCCCTACACCAGATGCTAATTACACAGTAGAGATGCACTATTTTTACTACCCACCTACTATTGTGCAGGGTCAAATTGCTACTTTAGGAACTATTATTGCTGGATCGCTATATACCAATGGTGTATACCAAAATGTAGCTTTAACTGGAGGTTCCGGTGCTAATGCAACTGCCGATATCGTTATCGTTGGAGGTGCTGTCACTTCCTGTACTCTTAAGTTTGGCGGCAATTTTTACGTTGCTGGCGATATTCTTTCTTGTTCTTCTTTGGGTTCTACTGGTAGCGGCTTTTCAGTGCCGGTAGCTTCCGTATCTAATTCAACAGGTACAAGCTGGCTTGGTGATAATTATGACCCCGTACTTTTTTATGGTGCTATGCGGGAAGCAATGCTCTTTATGAAGGGCGAACAAGATTTAATTGGGTACTATGAAACTAAGTATCAAGAAGCGCTTATGCAACTTAAACGCCTTGGTGACGGCCTTGATCGTGGTGATTTCTATAGAAATGGGCAACTTAAGCTTAACCTTAGCGGCGGGGGCGGAGCTTAATGTCTAGTATTGTCCAAGGTCAAACAACGGCATTTAAACTGAACATACTGCAAGGTTTAGAGAATTTTGCTGTTGGCACTCCTTATACATACAAAATCGCTTTATATACAGGAAATGCAACTTTAAATCAAAGTACTGCAGCTTATACTACTTCTAATGAAGTTTCTGGTACAGGTTATACGGCCGGAGGAAAGACTTTAACGGTAATACCGCCCGTATCAGATGCCGTATCTAGTGTCGCCTACTTATCTTTTTTGCCTGTTGTTTGGACTGGAGTTAGCTTTACTACACGTTGTGCCTTAATCTATAATAGCACTACAAACGCATCAGTAGCAGTTTTGGATTTTGGCTCAGATAAAACAAACACAGCAGCAGGAACTTTTACTGTAACTTTCCCAACACCCACGGCTACCAACGCCATTATTAGAATTAATTAGGAGCAATTATGCATAAAGAAACCGGAAGCTGTGGCGATTACGCTGTAGCTACATTACAAGCAAACGCAAATATCCCTGAAGGAATGGGCGTCGAAGGCTTTTACCATGTTGAGTGCCGTGATAAAGAAGGTAACTTAAAGTGGACTGAAGAAGTTCCTAACCTAGTTGTTGCCATAGGCAAGCAGTTATT